TATTTTGTACTCTACCTGAACCAAATCCTCCTGGCCTTCTGCCTCCCCCACCTCTTGGTCTTGGAGGTACACTACCTAATGAAGATTTTCTTTTTCTATTAAATATTTTTTTCAAACTAATTCTTGGTGCTGGTTTAGGAGCAGGTGGTGCTGGTGCTCTCCTTTTTCTTGGTGGAGCAGGTCTTACTACATTAATCTTTTTTCTTCCTCCTCTTAGATTATTTAATTGAGCATTTTTTAAATTATCCAATAGGTTTTGATTAGTTTTTATTGTTCCTAAATTAAATATGGGTGTTGGTTTAGGTGGTAACCTTCTTCTAACAACTGGTTTCGGTTTCTTTTTAAAACTATTCATAAAACTAGCAGCTAAATTTTGATTTATTGTTCTGTTAAATGCATCTTGGTCTTTTCCACCTGGAACGAATCCAGTAAATTTACCCATATTAGCAGGATTAACTGCACCTACTAAGAAAGATGATGGAAATGAAATCTTAGGTAATTGTAATTTTTTCTTTATTTCGGATTTCATTTTTTCCATATCAAACTTAGGTAATACAAAATCAATTTTTATATCTTCTTTAATTCTATCTATATCAGGTAAATTATCAAGTATATCCTGTTGTTCTCTTGTTGGTTTGATATCATCTCTAACTTTTGGTTTAATGAATTTTGGAACAGGTGTATCTGTTACACACAATTCTTTTTTAAGTATTGTAGCTTTACCTTTTGTAGCTTTTACACTTCCCTCTAAAGCACATATTCTTACTGATTTTCTACGAGGTAAAGTAAATGAAATTTTATCACCATCCATTTGGGTGTACTCAATTACACAAGTTTTTGATTTGAAGAAAGGGCCTTTTCTGTTTACATTAGTAACTTGATAAAAATAGTATTTCTTTGGGTCTCCCTTTATAACTACATCTTTTACTGGAGCTGGTTTTTCTCTAACAACTTTGGCTTTAACTATCTTCAATGGTTTTACTACTCGTTTTGTAACAGATACTTTGGTATCTACTTTTTTCGATGTTCCAAAGGTTTGTAGAATCGTATCTATTCTATCTCTGGATTCTAATTTAGTTATCGATGGTACTGATTGAACTTGTAGATTTCTTTTTGGTAAATAAAATGCTATTACATCACAAATAATTTCATTAGATGTTCTTACTAAAGTAGATAAATCAAAACTTGTTACATTTTTATTTATTCTCATTGGTTTACCATAATCTTTAGTACCAATTTTATATTGTCTATTACTAACATAATATCCTATAGCTTGTTTTGCTTTAATAACACATTGGTCTATAAACCCTTCGAAGTCTTGGATTTGAAATTCTTTCTTTACATTTTTAATCCAATCAGCTCCAAATAATGCGTTTAGTTTTCTTAAAACACTTTCTGTAGATATAGTATCTATAAACCCATCCAATCGGTTTACAACATCATCTCTGAATTCACCATTTCTTAAAAAGATATTATATCTTTCATTTAAATCATCTTCCATTATCTTAGTATCAGGTTTGATTGGAAGAACTCTAATCTCTGTTCTTGATGGTGATATTTCGTGAATCCAAACTTTGTTTTGATTTGCTTCACTACCAACTCTTTTATTTAGTAGTGTTATTTGAGTTTTATATAATCCGTTTTTGTATCCTGCTTCATTTATTAATCTTTCTATATCAACAAAGTATTCAGAATTAGAATTAGAAGTTGCACCTCTTGCAATTAAAATATATTTTCTAATATTATCTACATCAGAAATATTTACATATCTAACTAGCTTACCAGCTTCACCTTGTGGTAGTTGGTTATCACCATTATCATAAAGAATAAATTCAATAGTATCGGTTACACCTCTACCAAAGAACGATGGCAAAGAACCTCTTTCAAAGATTTTTCTATCTTTGATATCAACTCTTTGAGCTTCTTTTTTTAATATTTCTTTAAAGTTCTTAATTGCCATAATCTATTATCCGTGGTCTTTCTTAACTTGTCCTTCTAATGAAATAGTTTCACCACCACCTTTAATTGTTAAAGTAGCTCCATATGTCCTACCATGCTTATGATGCCATTTTCTTGGTTTAAATCCACCAATTTGTCCTGTATTAGCTGATACATTAACTGTTTTTGATTCACCAGAAGCTATTGTTACAGATGAAGGTGCTTTTAACCAAGAAGTAGCTGTAAATGATACAGATATATCTTCTGCTGTAGTATTTAGTAAAATAATACCAGGCCCGTTTCTAAAGCCAGGACTACGAGTACCTTTTCTAGTAGCGTAGTAGTATAAATCTGGCTTATCATCTTCTTTTGTTTCTGCTACTCTTACAGTAAATTTATCACCGGCCGCTTCAGCTCCTGCTGTCAACTCTGAAGTTTTACCTTTAACTTGCTCTTCTAATGTACCTATTTGTGATATAAGCGCTTCTTTCTGTGCTACCAAACCTTCTACCTGCGCTTCCAAAGAAACCCTCTCTATTGCTTCTGCTACTGATTTCTGTATAGCTTGTTGTAAATCCGAAGCTGCTTGTGCAAACTTATCGGCTGAAGCTTCAGCTGAGTTTTCAGCTACTGCTACTCTTAATAGAGATGCATCTAATTCTGATTTTAATCCAGCTATTTGAGATTCTAAATCTGATATCTTTGAACGAAGTTCTGATATAATACCATTTAACTCTTCTATTTTAGCATTAGCTTTTTCTAATTCAGCTAGTAAAGCATTATATTCACTTCTTAAAACTACATCAGGTAAATCTTTAGGTGCTTTTGGAATTAGTTCATCAACATCTGCATCTACTGCTAATAAGAGTTGTTTCTCATCATATTTTGGTTTCTTTAGTTTACTAAACATTTCACCATCCATAGACCCGTTTACTTCTTTCATTTGCTCTGCAAAGAAATTGTGTCTACCATACGGGTCGATAGACTTCACTGCGGATGAACCACTTGTGTTTAGTTCTTTAACTCTTAGTTCTTTATCTAATGCCATTAGTCAGTTACTTCAAATATATAATCATCATCAAAGTATTCGGATGAACCTGTTAGTTCTACCTTTAACTCTACCCTATAACTTCTATTTATTTCAAAATTTGTTAAATCTAAACTAATTCTACTTTTGTTTCCATAAGTACTTAATTTAGAATAATCACCGAAAGGAATAATGATATCATTACTTTCGTTATCTCTTATTTGGTAGAAAGATGATGTTGGAAGTAAGCTGCCTGTGGAGTATCCAAATGTGTTATTAAAAGTTTTTTGTGGATACAACTCTCTTGCGAATACTTCTATATCGTATCTTCCACCGGCTTTATATGATTTTTTCAATCTCTTCAATGATACTTTGTAATCTTCTGGTAACGCTTGTAGTGAACCAGTTTCATATCTACTATCATCCCAACCGATTCTAATCTTTGGTTGATATATTGTATGTGTTTCCTTACTAAAGAATTTTAGTTGTCCATAATCAATATCATTGTTTTCTTTTTGTGATTCATGCTTTATAATAAATCCTTCGTTTGAATATCCACCATCTAACCAAAATGAAAGTGATGATGATACATCAACAACCAAATCAGATGATTCATAATCATAAGAACGAGTAGCTTGAGATGCGGTGTACCACATACCACCCTTTCCATCAAATGAACCAGTTGCACTACCACTGTTAGAAACATTTGTTGGTAACCAATTAGAACCACTATCTCTGTAGTTCCAAGTACACCCATCACTCGATATATCATCAAAACGAGTTCCAACTCCCATTTCCCAACTTTGTGAAACAGGATTTATTTCTAATGAATAAGAAAGTGGTATTTCATTTGTTTCTGTTTCTCTTAGTACCATTTCAGCTACACTCATCGTTACATCACCACTTGCTAAACTAGCCGATAATGTATTTGTATCGAACTTAATTAAAGTTCTAGCCGTATCTTTTAGTGAACCATAGTAAACTTTAGACACTTCTAATATCTCATCCAAACCAGTGTTTTGATTTGGTTGTTGTAGAAATATACTAGCGTCTTTAGATGCGGTTAAAAAATAATACATTATACTACTCTCCCTCTTATATCCCTATCAGGGTATTTAACTTCAAATATCGATGGGTCTAATGAAGGATAAATCTGTTTATTCTTCGTAGCTCCTTTTACATCGTATGCGTTTGGTGAATAACCTGAGGATTCTCCACATAAGTTTTTAAACTCTGTTTTAACAACTGATTGTACTCCTTCAATATTTCCTATTAACATTTCAACTTCACCAATGTTGATTGGCATATTAAATGTCCATTTATCTATCTCAAAGTAATCTTTTAATGCAGATATACAATTAGTCATTACCTCTCTTTTATTATAATCTCTATAAACTCTTATTTCAAAATCCAAACCTACATTGATAACAAATCCATCTAACAGATTTACTCCATCAGTTAACATTCTAAATTCGTTAAGATATGTTTTAGCGTTTTCTTTTACTGCTCTGTTAAGACCTGATAATTTTTTATTAGAATCGTATCCTAACACATATAAGTTTACTGCGAAAGGATTATTTTTTTCTTTTATATTTGATTTTTTGTTTGATAAAAATTTAGAAACTTGTTCTTTGATTTGTTTATCAGTATTTTTACCATCGGCTTGTAAATCTTGCACCAACTTAGAAAATTCATTTAGTGCGGTTGGTGAAGCAAGTATAGAACCTGGTGAATTATCATCCAATTGACCATCAGCTGCACAGAATGCTTTTGTAATATTACCAAACTTAGGTGGCATTGATAATGCTCTTACTTGATAATCCTTTGATGTTACTGCTCTGTTCTGTGAACCAAAGTTAGCTATAGCATTTTGTCTAATCTCTTCTAATGTTTCTGCACCCCTACCACCAGTCGCTGGTTGTTCATTATCTACTGCTAATGAATTCTTTACAGTCGAATATAGATTTCTTGCCCCATCATCAAATGCTGATAAATCTTCATCAAATGAAACTTTAGTGATTCTTTGTATTTTATTTTGTGCTACATTTGATTCTACACCCCCACCAACTAAATACTTTACAGTCATTGTAGTATTCTTTGGTGATTGTCCATATGATTTAGTTAATAAGAAGTTAGATGGGTCAAATGAACTTCCTAATTTATCTATAGAGTTTGTTAATCCCAATCCAACATTTTTAAATGTAGGTATTAATAATTCATCATTTTTTCCTGCATCACCACTACCAAATTCAATTGTAGTTGTACCATTAGGGTTTGTAACTACTTTATATCGTCTTGGTGTTTTAATAAGTTTTAAAATAGATGGTACTGTATTTCTAAATTGGAATAAATCTTTATCCTGTCCTTCTGAGTTTGAATATTCTACATATACCATCTCTTGTCCCAAATAAGGAACTTTATAATATTTGTTATTGTTAGCATCTCTAACATCGTATATATCAATTACATTATTATCAGGTATATCTATTCTTACATATTCCTCTTGAGATGAACCAAATGTAATTTCTATTTGTTTTTCTGTGGCTGATATTACATCAACATATTTTTTTACTAAATAAAATTTAGGATTATTTGTAGATGCATCTCTTTCATATACAGTTATTTCTCTATCATCTGCATCAGCAAAATCTAATAATTCTGTTGTTCTAAATTGTACACCATCCGCATCAACCTCCATACCTTCTTTTACTCTTAGGTAATAATCAGTATCAGGTTCAAATGCTAAATCACCTGATGAGATTGGATTTGTTAATCTTCTTGATGGTACTAATTGAAATACACTTAGTTTTGTTGTAGCTGGAGTTGTTGCTTTAGCTCTATACCCCATCATCTTAGATAACTCAAATATATTTTCTCTATCTTCGGCTGTTGTTATTAGTGATTCTCTTAATGTATCATCTATATAATATCCCAATACATCACCCACATAAGATGCCATTTCAATGAACATCATACCTGGTGATGATTCGTTAAAATCATTGTATGTTGTTGGGAAGTAAGTTTTAGCAAATTCAATTAAGTTGTTTCTAAAATCAACAAAATCTTTATTAAGGTATTTAATATCTTTACCCTTATCTTTAAAACTTTTTATTTGATTATTTAGTGCCATATTATTCCTCTACCAAAAATGTTAATGTATCTAATGTTTGGTCTCCCTCTTGTCTAAACTTCAAAGATACTTTTGCTTGATTATTATCAGTTTGTTCTTTACTGATATCAATGTTAATATCTTCTACAATAACATAGGGTAACCACTTAGCTACTGCATCATTAATAGTGTTTTCCAAATCCTCTTCAAATTTCTCTGTAGCTGGATTGAATAACAAATCATGTAACCCACTTCCAAAATCAGGTTGTAATATTCTTTCACCCCTTTTTGTAAGTAATAAATTTTTTAAGTTGGAACTTATTTGGTCAAATGTTCTAAAAGATTGTCTAAAGTATCCATCATTACCTCTTTGTATTGGTAGAGTGATACCTACTGCAAAGTTGTTAAACTCCTCAGTATCAATTACAATCTTTTTATTTAACTCATAAGCCATTTTATGCTCCCACTTTGTTTCTTGTCATCGCTTTTACAAGCTCTGAATTATCTCTGTTAAGAATCTTATCTAAACCAGGTACTCCAGTTGTTACTCCTAATCCTTGTGGTTGTGGAGCTGATTGTTGACCAGCTGGTTGTAATCCCATCTTAGATGCCATTTCTTGTCTGAATGTTTGGATACTACTTTGTCCTACAGGTGTTCCACCACCAGCAGCCGCTACATTGTGTGTCCCAAATGTAACTGTTTTATCCATCGTATCATTCATTCCACTTTGAAGAGTTTCATTAAGTGCCTGATTTAACATAGGGTTCTTAGTATATGATTGATTCTCAACAACTGGTTGAGAATTTTTTCTATCTTCTTCTAACACCGCATCAGCTAAAGAAAACGGGTCTACACTTTGTTCTTTTTTTGGTGTAGAACTTTTCATTTTTCTTTTTACAGCTTCATCTAAAATTTTAGGAAAAGTTTTCTTTAGAAAAACTTCATGTCTTTTAGCTACTTCAGCTTCTACTAGTGTTTTAATAATTTTTACTAATTTTTTTGAATCCATCGTTAATTTATTAGTTATACCATTGTTTAATATAAATATACACTTTTAATAATTTAGGTCTTAGAATGGAATATTCCAACAGCGTTCACCATTTTTTTCAGGATTTTGTGCTATATAAAACTTATCATTGTACTTAACAACATCACCTGAGTTAAATATTCCTGCTTCTGTAAACTCTTTTGCATTTGGTGCATCATCATCAGCAGTAACATCTAGTGGTTGCCAATCTGAATTAGCTTGTCCATCAGAATCATCATCACCATCACGACCGAATCCACCTGGTATTAAATAACCACTCCATTGTATTACACCTGGCGCTGGTACTGGAGATGGTGCAGCTGGGAACATTGATGTTGTATAAATCATACCTTTAAGTGTAAGTAAATGTATTTGAGCTGCTAATATAAAAAAATCAATTAAAAATGCGGATGACATTACTGGTGGTGTTGGAAAGTTTGCTACCCAAGTGCCGGGACTAATACATATGTTTTGAGTTACAACAATATTTTGTATTGCGCCAGGTGCTGGGATTGGTGGTATTGGAAATGGGTTCATTGTTGCACCAGCCCAATATGCTTTTACACCATTACCTATATTTTTAATAAGTGGAGATAAGGAAGGGCCTGGATTTGCGAAACATTGTATAAGTGTTACAGCTACCAAAGATTCCATAGCTTGTGTATTTGCTTTTTGAACTGTACATAAATTTAATCCTTGAATACCTCTACGCATACACATATCATATTCAAATGTAATCTTTTTAGCAAAAGCATTTGATGTTGCAACACCCACAGGTGTTTTCATATACCTTAACATATTTGAACGAAAGATGCCCCAACTCATTTTAATCTACAAAGTTTTTAGAACTTAATATTACTTTTAGTCTACTTTTTATTTGTGAGAAAACTGCTGCATTAACGGGTGGACCTGATGGGCCTGCTGGGGTTGGGTGTGTCATTTGGTTTATTGCATCAATCAAATCACCTAATATATCTACAAGCGTATCTCCTTTGACTATTGGTTCTTCACCACCACCATTACCTAAATGAATTTCACCAGTACCACTTTCTATTGTAAAGTTATTATTATTTGTATTAAAAAATGTATCATCTTCAACAGCAACAAGCATTCCACCTTTGTTATCTATTGATAAAGTACTATCGGATATAAATCCATAATTACCTTTTGAGTAAAATATCATTTCAGATTCTTTAGATGATATAATAACTCTACCACTATTAATTAATATTTGGTCTCCAATAAGTTCTGATGGATAATCTGCGAAGGAGTTTGGTTTGTTTTCAAAATTAGAAGAACCACCATCATCTATTACACCTGGTTGAAAATCTAATTTATAATCTACTGATGATAGTACGATAGTAGACCCATCTCTATTTACATCTTCTTCTGTTGTACTACCAAATTCTGTTTCGGTTTGTGATACATCGTTTTCTCTATTTCTTAATATGATTGTAGGTGAGAGAGTTTTCTCTGCGTTATTGTACCCACTAAATCTTAATGATTGTCCAAATCTACTTTCTATTAATGAATCACCCTCATAGTATCTTAATGGATGTATATCATCTTGCTTATCTTCAAATACCTCACCTAATTTATTATCCTCACCACTATCAGATGTTGATTTGTTTGAAATACCAGTGTTTGATGTTGATTGATAATCTGACCCACTATTATCTTTTTCTTTAAAGAACTTAAAAAAATCAGATATAACTGTTGGTGAAGTATCTATGTTTGGTGTAACATTATCATTACTCCTTCTATAAAAATAACCTGTTTTTGATTTGAAAATATCTACTTTTTCATTTTTAACAGGTAAAGTATTAAAGTTTTTATCCAATGGTGCTGCATAATTAGCTCCTCCATCACCTTCAATCGCTCCTTTATTCATAGGTATGAAAGCGATGTGTCCAACTTTACCAAGCCCAAGCTTACCTTCTGTAATTAAAGTATTTGTTTCATCTAATATTACTTCAGTTACAACACCCTTAAATATTTCGGCATCATCATCTTTAAATAAATTAGAAAATAAACTTCTAGCTGGTTTAGACCTACTTCTATTACTTCTGTCCATCTTCTACCTTTTGTTTTAATTCTTCAACTTCATTTGTCAATTCATCAACTTGTAGTTTTTCATCAGCAACTTCACCTACTACATCTTCTAATTGTTGTAATAGTTGTTCTTTTTCTTTATCAGTTAGAAATCCATCTTCACCTAAAGTTTTATCTTTAGATGCAATCATTCTTTGTGCTATAGCTGCCATCTTAATTAACGATTCATCATTTCTAACAGATGTATCTACTAAATCTTTTATAATAGGTCCGATTACTGCCATATCACCAGAATGTCTAATTACCTTTTTCATTTCAGCAATTAAATCTGATATCCTTACTTTTTTATTTTGCTGGTTATCGTAGATATCTTTAAATAATCCACTCAAATTTTTACCAGGAAATAATTCAAATTCTGTACTCATAATTTTTGTATATTATCTAACTATAAATATTGGAAATAAAAAAACCTCCCATTTCTGAGAGGTTTTCATATCTTAACCGGTTATGGTTGTATTCTTAAGCTTTCTTTTTAAGAATGTGGTATAAAACTCCAGCACCTACTAAACCAAGTAGACCTTCGTTACTCAATCCACCTAATATACCCATAATGTTTTCCACTACAGATACCTCAGGCCAGAAAGGAATCGCCGCACCTTTGAATAGTACTTCTAATACTACACCAAGAGCGATAACACTTATACCGATTTCTGTTAGATGATTAGCCCAATCGCCAATCTTTTTAAGAAATTCCATATATTACTCCTCTGTTTAAAATTAATGAAAATAACTTTTCCATATTACAAAACATCGGACTGTCCAGCTTATAACTATAGTATATATTAAATAAAAAGTATGTTTTTTAATTTCACACCCAATGGGCAAACAATATTAGGTGTCAAACAAAAAACCCAACCTTACGGGGTTGGGCTTTGTTATCCAATCACTTTGAATTACGACTGGTTCTTTAGAGCTACTAAGTTTATCAATCTCCACACATCTGTCTACAATTGTTGAGCCCTACAAGTTATAAATATTAGATTATTTTCTTAGAAATAAAAATATTATCAACTACTAAGAAGTCCATATCACAATTCATAAAGGTATCAATAGCTTCTTGCGTATCTCTAACCATAGTTTGGTCTTTTAAATTAAATGATGTATTAAGTAGTATTGGATACTTTGTAATCTTTTGATATTCTTTTAATAGTGCATACATCTTAGGATTAAAATCTTCTCTAAGTGTTTGTACTCTAGCTGAACCATCGGTGTGTGTAATAGCTGGTAATTTTTCTCTATGTTTTGGTTTTACCGAAACAATTTGATTCATATATGGTATCTCTATATTGGGTGTAAAGAAGTGTTTCATATCTTCGTAAGTAACCATTGGAGCGAACGGTCTGAATCCCTCTCTTTTCTTTACTACCATATTTACCCTCTTCTTCATTTGTGGGTCTCTTGGGTCTGCTAAGATAGAACGATTACCTAATGCTCTTGCACCAAATTCTAATTGACCTCTAACCCAACCAATGATGTTTCCTTCTGATATAAGTTTAGCTACTTTAGGAAGTAACTCTTTATCAGATAATGCTTCATAAAATATTTTTTCATCATTCTCTTTTACAATTTTTACAATATCTAATAACTTTTCAGATGGACCTAAGAATGGTGATTTATTTTGTTTCCTGTCATTTGTAATATGATTCCAATAGTTAAGAGCTGCTCCAATAGCAGAACCAGCATCAGATGGAGCTGGTGGAATCCAAATATTTTTAAATGGAGTTTTACTTTGTATCTTACCATTAGCCGTTCCGTTATATGCACATCCACCACTTAAACATAAGTTTTTAGATTTAGTTTTTTTATATAACTTATTTAGTAATTTAAAGAAATGCTTTTCATATGTGTATTGTAAAGCTGCTGATATATTTTTATGTATATCATTAATTGGTTCTTCGGGTAATCTATTTGGTATTTCTAATAGTTTAGATAATTTTGTATTGAACATAATCTTATCAGAATAGTGATAAGAGAAATATTCCATATTTAGTTCAAATCCATCTTCCGTTTCTTTTATTAGTTCATCAAACTTTTTATGATGAAATAGATGAGTACCATATGGTGCCAATCCCATAACTTTATACTCACCTTCATTTGGTTTGAATCCTAAGAAAGCAGTAATTGTAGAATAAAGTAATCCTAATGAGTGTGGATACACTACTTCACTATGTCTTTTTATTATGTTATCTTTACCACTTGCTAATACAGTAGTATCCCATTCACCAACACCATCTACTGATAGTATAGCTGATTCATCAAAATCTGAGGTAAAGTATGAATATGCTAAATGAGATAAGTGATGATTACCAATGAAAACTTTAGCATTAGGAAATATGTAATCAAAATGTTCTAGTGGATTTGTTTTCTTTGGAAACTTAAATGGATTCTTCCAAAAGTATTTCCAATAAGATTTCCAATCTCTATCGTATTTTAGTTTTGGATTCTCATAGTAACATACTGCAGAAATATCTTTTCCACCAATATTGTTATTTTTCAAAATCCAATTAATAGAGTTTATTGGAAAACTATTATCGTGTTTTATACCAGTAAATCTCTCTTCTTCTACTGCGTTTAAAACTTGTCCATTCTGTATTAGTGCTACTGCTGAGTCGTGAAATCCAAAAGAGATTCCGATAATGTACTTATCATTGATGTTCTTCATTCCAAAACTGATTTGGGTTTTCATCTATTACTTCACCTTCTAAAAATGCATTTAACATTTTCTTTTGATGTTGTTTCATCACATTTACAACCTTTGTAATGTAGTGAGTTTTACAATCAGTCATTTCTCTGATTAGTAAGTATAAATGTTTTTTATTAAAGTTTTCTATATAATCTGCTCTTCTAAATAGTTCTAATACTGCATCTGCTATTTGGATATCTCTTTTCTTTGTAAATACAAGTGTAAGGTTTTTATCCCAATATCCCAACATTATTTTTCTAAACTCAGAGTATTCTTCATTTTGTTGAGTTTCATAATAATCGTTTTGGGGATTCCAAGTTTGAGGCATTTCAGATATCAATGCGTTCTTCTGCCACCTTTTGTAATTACCATTATTATTTAGAATCAGATAATTTTTTGCTATGATTGTGAAATAAGAAAATGCTTTACCTTTACCTTCTTTGTACATATGCATTTTTTCTACCATAGCTGATACTACTTCTTTTTTAATATCAGATTTGGGTACATCAAAGTAAGTAAATTTAAATGTATTTAAAACATTTTCTGCTAATTTCGCAAAAGGATATTTTATACCTTCATTGTATATTTTATTTTTTTCCTTTTGGTCTGTACATTTGTTATACGCAATAATAGCATCTTGCGCAGGAGTACCAAAATACATTTTGGATTTTTTTCTTCTTGGTCTTGGCATACTTTATTTAAATTGTTCGTTTAGTTCATCTACTATTCTTTTTAGTTCTGTAAATACAGAACCAACCTCATCATCGGATTCGAATGAACCTCTGATGTCTGCTTGCTTCATCTTATCATTGGCTTGTGTAATAGTAGTTACTACACCATTAATCGTACCAACCAAATCATCTTCTAATTGTTCGTTTTGTCGGAGTAAGTTTCTAACTCCTATCAGCAGTCCAATGTTAGCAACTGCTGATACTCCTAAAATTATTTCTATAACCATTTAATTTAATTTTATATCGTATCCACTAAATTGTTTCATATACGATGTTATCTTTGTACCATAAGCATCTTTAAAAACTTTACCATTTTTAAAATACCTTTTTACCGAACCCTGTCCTCCAAGATGTGCTGCTGCCAATATACCACTTTCTGAAATATACATACCATTGATTATTTTTCCATCGAATAAATCAATATAAGTTTGTAGTTTTTCTTTGTTGTGTAGTAATAAAGCCATCATTGCTTCTTCTTGTAATTGTGGGTTGTTAAGGAATTCTTTACGAGTAACTTTGAATCCTAACCCTTTTAAGGTTGCTTTTCCAAATTGGTATTTACCCATATATCCCCAAGTGTTTGTAATATCATATCTATTACCACTTTCTCTGAATCCTATATCATATAAGAATCTATTAAGTTCCTCTTCGTGATATTGTTTGATTCTAAGTTTCTCAGCTTCTTCTCTGAGTTTTTCCTCCGTCATCAACTTATCATAGTTGTATAATTCGGATGTTGTTGCGGAATCTATCATTCCAAACGATAGTATTGAAATTACCATCGTAGCAATTAGTGTTTTTCTCATACGGTATTTCTCCTTTTGATTAAACTATAACAAATATACGAAAAAAATTTCATATATCCAAATAAAATCGCATTTTTTTTTATGCTTGCCCTATTGGACCGAAGTACATCTCCAATAGCTCATCATCGGTTGATTGAACCCTTCTTTTTAATTTATCTGCTTCGCTGATGAGTTTTGCGAATTCTTTGGCTGTTTGCATAAACATCTTTTGATTATGCAATAACCTTTCCTCTACCTCCTCTTTGGTAAGGATTTCTTTTTCAATCAGTAATTCCATTATAGATTGATTAAGTAGGTTAACTTGTAATAAGTTATCTTTGAGTTCTTTAATCATCTTTTTCTTCTTGTTTCTCTAATTCAGTTAACAAGCTCTTTATATCTTCTTTATTATCTTCTAAATCACCAAATATTTTTTTTATATTTTTTGGTGAGTAACCTAACGAATGTGCTAATCTTACTACTATAGCTTTATACTCATTCAAATTCATATCATCAGGTACATCAAACTTTATTTCGTTTGCTTCCCTAACATTCTGTTTCCATCCGTTACTATACTTAAATATTAATTTTGCCATCGTTTCGTTTCGTTTTATACAATTTGATATCCTTTCTCCAATAATGGTACTGCTTTTTTGTACTTCATAAACTCAGTATCACCATCAGGAGATTTAACCATAACCTTTTCATTTCTTCCAAATTTCTTTTCAGATACTCTTTGGATGTTGTATGCTCTAATAGAATCTGTAATTAATATTCCATCTAAATGGTCTATCTCATGCTGAGCAACAACACATTCTAACAATCCCTCATCAGCAAAGTAATTGTGTCCTTCTGTACCAATCTTATCCTTTTCATCAGGTCCAAATTCTACTGTACCTAAGTTATCAGTTTCTACAGTTACAGAAACACTCCTAACTGTATTCTTTGGTTTTCTCATTGTTTTGGGAAGTGATAAACAACTCTCAATATATTGAACTGCTTCTTCACTTCTTTTAACAATTTTAGGATTTATCAATACCATTGGTTGTTTAATGTTAATAACACACATTCTTTTATCTACACCAATTTGATTTGCTGATAATCCAAATCCTTTTTCTTTTTCTAATGCGGTAAATAATGCCGCTGATATAACTTCTTCTTCAGATTTGTTTTTAGGTAAATCCGTAACAACCTTTTGTAATTTTATTGCATCTGTAACTATCTTACTCATTTTCAAATAAATTTAATTGTGATAAATCTTTTACAAGCTCTCGTTCTGATATATCTTCTCCCATTTTTCTACGAGTGATAGTCTTACCACCATCAGGAGATTCATATATCCAACCCTTCATATTAGTATATTGTTTTTGTAGTTCTCTATTTTTCCAATACATTTCTCTAATTTTTTCTCCAAGCTCCATATCATTTGGAGTTTCTTCTACTATTTTTTTTATTACTGAATCCATGTTATATTTTTTTTACTAAGGTTTTTGTGTTTAATCTATTTTGATGTGGGTTCTTCCACAACTCTTTATTATCAAATTCGTTTAATTTTTTAATTTTTGAATTTTGTATTGCTATAGGATGGAGGTTTTTAAATTCTTCAACAATAGAATTGTTAATTAAAATATATCCACCCTCTACTAAGTAATCCCAAGCGTAATCAAATAATTCATATCTTACATTTTTATCAGTAGCTACTGACCCAATATCTATATCACAATATGCGATGTTTCTTTTATGTGGTTCTTGTTTATATACATCAAAAGAAAATATTCTTGGATGATTTAGTGGGTTGAATATATCATATCCATATACTCTTTTACTTCCGTATAGTTCACATAACTTTTCAATGGTAACACCGACACCACAACCAAACTGAATTATATCTCCTTCTTTTGGTATGTCTAATGTCGGTAGTAGTTCTGATGCTATTTTGTATGAATGATAATCGTAACCATATTCACTCCATATGGTATTACCACCATCAAACCACTCTTTCCATTGTTTCTTATAACTCACTATACTGCTAAGTTGTTATATTTTTCTAATAACCAAGATGAAGATTGTACTTTATCACCCAATCCCCAAACTAACTCTATGCCCCATCCTTTACAAACATCTTCTTCTACAGATGGTACTTGACCAGCAACTCTATCACCACCATTACCAAACGCCATAACTCCTTCTTGCCATTCATTTTCACCTCTTTCTCTCATCCATTTGTGTCTTGATGCATCGATAAAATCACATGCTGATTCATCATTGTGTATTTTTGGATTCATAATATAAACCCAATCTACTCCTTTTATGTTATCCATTATGAAAGCCCTTTCGTTTTCTTTCATAAATTGTTTTCCTTTTTTTCTCCTTAACCAACTATCGTTGTTAAGTCCAATCCAAACTTCATCTGCAAGTTCTCTTGCATTTTGGATACATTCAATATGACCTTTGTGTACGGGGTCAAATCCACCGCTAATTAAAATTACTTTATACTTTTTACTCATTTGTTTTCAGTTTTCCACTCCTCATCAAATGCGCCTACTTCTTTTCTATGTTCATCTGATGGGTCGTATTTTTGTGTTACATAATATGCTAAAATTGTTCCCGGCTCTAATGCCTTATAACCATGATACACACCAGGTGGTATCTTTAAGACTTGTGGATTTTTATCTGAAAGGTATTTAAATTCACAACCATCTTCTTCGGTTGCCCATCCTACCTTTAAACTACCTTTGAGGCAAATCCAATAGTCAGTTTGCTTTTCGTGTTTGTGCCACGCAACTATATGTTCAGTTGAATTTATATAAGATATATTTACTTGTCCTTTTTCTAAAGGAAATACATCTAATAATCTTTGTGCTCTATCATCTTCGTGATAATTCATAATTAATTGTTTAATGGTGCTTTAATGGTTGGGTGTGATTCATAATCAACAATCTCATAATCAAACTCACCCCCTAATATATCAATATTGGATAATTTAATTTTTGGTAAATTATAAGAATCTCTTCTTATTTGTTCGTGTGCTTGTTCTAAATGATTTTTATATAAATGTATATCACCCAATGAACCAATCAGTTCACCCGGTTCATATCCTGTTTCCTCACATAATAGTAATAACAATAATCCGTAAGATGCTATATTGAATGGTAATCCTAAGAATACATCTACACTCCTTTGATTCCACATTAGTGATAACTTACCATCTGCTACATAACATTGAAATGAGTAGTGGCAAGGTGGTAGAGTCATCTTTTCTAAATCTTCTACATTCCAAGCTGATACTATATGTCTCCTACTATTTGGGTTATCTTTTAGATTTTCTATAAGTTGTTTTATCTGGTCAATATATTCTTTACTACCCCACTTCCTCCATTGTGTTCCGTAGATTGGACCTAACAACCCATAGTGCCAATACTCTTTATCGTTTTGAACTTTATCGATAAACTCTTCCTTTGATAATGGTTCATCTAAATCCCAATCAACTACTCTTTGATATTTTTTATATGCATCACCATCCCAAATGTGGCAATTATTATCTAACAAATATTTGATATGAGAATCTCCTTTTAAAAACCATTTTAGTTCTGTAATCATTGATTTGTATGCCATCTTCTTTGTTGTAAGAAGTGGAAATCCTTTACTCATATCATGCCTAAAGGTATCACCAAAGTAAGATAGTGTACCTGTACCAGTCCTATCTTCTTTTTCTTGTCCATACATTATGAGTTTTCTAAGAAACCCTTGATATTGTTTATCTACTGTGTTCATATTATGCTGTCATTCCATCATAGGATTCGAACCTATAATATACTGTTAATTCTTCTCCTACCTTTATTGGTCTTATAGAGTGTAATATTCTTTCTTCTGTATTAGTACTGATATAACAATTAGGATTTTCACTATGATTGATAAATCCACCAAGAGGAGTTCGTACCCATTCTCTTCTTGTAGTTGAAACTGAGAATACATGCGTTTCACCAAATACTTCTCCAGCTGAGAAATCTCTTTCTGCGGTTAACCCTAAACCTTCTATTTTACTATCCATTATTGTTAACCCTTCAGGTAATGGTTTGTATGTATCTTCAAATTGTTTCATGTAGTTAATAATCCATAAATAATTATACCAACTATTGTCATAAATAATCCTAAACAAGAAAGCCCTAACACCTTATAGTTATTCTCTACTTGTTTCTTACTTCTACCTTGATACCCATACCAATTTTTATCTTGGCTTGTAATATCGTGTATTAAAAATTCTATTCTTTTTTTTGCCATCATAGGAACATCATCTTCCAATAATTCTTTGATTGATTCTAAATCTTTTACTATTTCTGATTTTTTCATTTTGGTTTTCTTTTCCCATTCAAGGGCGTTATTCATAAAGTGATTCATAGCTTGATGTATTTCTTAATCCACTATATTCACATCTATTTGTTTTAATAAATGGAAGTATAGATAATTCTTTTGCTTTTGCTTCTACCATAATATCAACATTGTTTCCGTATGTATTAGGTAGTTCATTAATATAATCCGAATGTGCTTGTGGTTTTAGAGATTCATTACCTTCATGCAAAGCTTTTGATTCTGAGTAGTGTACGATTGGTTTGATACCCTCAGGCCAAGTGGAGATTGCTAACTCCAATGCTTCTTGCTCTGATAAATCACCTGTACAAAATTTGTGGTGGTGATAATCAAATACAATAGGGATACCAATTCTTTCGTGTATATACATCAAATCTTTTACTGAGTACATAGATGCTTTATCATCATTCTCTACAGTCAAACGAGTCCTAACTGATTCTGGTAGTAACTCAAAGTTTTTACAGAACCTATCCATAGCGGATTGTTTATCTCCATATACACCATTACAATGTATGTTGATTTTGTTGTATGGTGAACGCTCTAATCCTAACATATCGAATACTTCACCATGTATTCTTAAATCAGTAATTGTATTATCAACCACATGCTTATGTGGTGATACTAATACATTGAACGGGCCTGGATGTGATGTTAATCGTAATCCTTTTGATTTAGCGTAGTGACCTGCACCAGCTAATAATGTTTTGATTCTAAGGTATTGTGGTAAATCTTTAAACTTATATTCCGATGCCCACGGAAAGAACTCTGAAGATAATCTAAAACATTTAATTCCGTTATCTACATTCCATCTAAGTATCCTACCTAAATCAGCTGCGTTTAGCATACCTAACTCACCAGCATATGATAATCCTTTTTCTTTAAATGTTTTTTTAATCATACTACGATTTGTAGTAACTTTTGGTTTTTGACCTGATAAGGTCATATTAATACAAGCGTATCCTAAGTTCATAAATAATATATTTGTATCAAATATACAAAAAATATTTTAAATATCCAAATTTTTTAGTAAGTTTTTTCAGTAAAGTTTTCAGGATAGTTAGATTTCTTTATATTTTTCATCCAATATCTTACTGCTTCTGGGTCATTCTGCCAAAGTTTTTTTATTCTCCAATCAAAGTTTGGATGTAAATAATATGGTTTACCACCTAAAGCAACATTGTTTTTAGCTGCAGTTACTAACGGGTCTCCCATCTTTATAAGAGATTCTTTTTCTTCTTTCAAAGATATCTTTGGTTTGAATCCCTTTGCTTCATCTGGTAGTGGTTCTTCCTCTACATCCATTAATAATGTTTTTTGTAGTTCTGTAAGTTCTTCATCAGGACTTTCATCATATAACTCCCTCTTACGAATTACTTTTTGTTTATCTACAATACCCCTATCAACTTGTAAAGCATTGTTAAAAGCAACTACAAGCGCTACTGCGAGCGGGTCGAATACAAAGATAATAATTAGGATTAACCAATTAATTATCCTGTCCATTCCATACCCAGTCAATCCACTTAGATATTGTAGAGGACCAAGTTCTGATGCTCCTTCTAAGTTTGTATCTAAGTCTAATATCTTTAACTGAATAGATTGTAGTGAATCTGCTGCTACTTCTCTTTTCGATTGAATACCTTTCCTATTATCTTCTTCCACATTAATTCTACTTTGTGCCAAGCGTAACTCAGCAGTGGATATTGTGGTTCTAACGCCTCCAACCACCGAGGTGTCTCGTACTTGGATTTGTTGAGATTTAGCATTGGAAAGAGTAGAGATGTTATTAGATATTCTTTTAAGTTCCTCATCGTATCTTGCAACATCATCAGCGTAGAACTTTTCTTTTTGTTGTAAAAATGATTTTTGTTTTTCATTTGCTGAGAACATATTAAAGGTATCTTGGAATGCCGATGTTAGGAATCCATAGATACCAAGTGATGTAATTAATACTAATATAATAACACCAAAAGTTAAATACCACCTAAATACTTTATTTATCTTTTCCCAATAATTGTAAAGATATCCTGCAGTAATTAGTTTTGCTAATTCTAAAGAACTAGCCATTAGAATAACAGACAAAGATGCCCCAGCAAATAGTTTAGATAAACCACTTACAGAAAAAAAGGCAGCGTTGAAAGCAACGAACAGTGCCGATAATCCTAATAAGAATGTTCTGAATTTCATTACGAAATGTCTACCAAATCTTTTACCTTAGTATTTAAATTGAGAATTTCTTTGGTTAATCGAAGAGCCGTATTAGGGTCTACCTTCTGTGCGCCAGTAATTCCCTTTTCTAATAACTTTGCTCTACTTTCAATCCCATCTATGTGAGAATAAGCTTTGAGTTTTCTTGCTTCGTTCATAACTTTATTTGTTTTATTTTACTTATATAAATATTAAATATACAAAAAAAGGGGAGAAAACTCCCCTTTCTTATCTACTGAGATTATAACTAATAAGATATTTTAAGAGATTTACTTTTTTTATCTTCTTTCTTATCAATTAGGAGAGTAAGTAGTCCATTTTCAAACTTAGCTTCGGTTTTTGTACCATCATAATCCTTACCTACTGTAAGAGTTAAATCGATATCAGAAACAAAGCGTGAAGTTTTTTCATCCTTTTTAGATACAATTTTGATTTCCGTATCGGTAACATCAACTTTAATATCTTTGGGGTTGTGTCCTGTAGTGTTTACAATAACTTCTTGCTTTCCATTTTCTAATGTAGTTACATCAAAATTACCATTTACATTACTCCAAGACTTTCTTGTTCTTTGAAATGGTTGTTCATTCAAGAATACATCTTCAATAAAATCGTTAAAAGTGTTAATTGTGTACATAGTTTTTCCTTTTTTAATTTTTAAACATTTATTCTTATTAGTACCAAATGCGTACCAATCCTAATTGTATGACAATTTGTCAGTTTTTTCTAAAAACCTCCTGACATTTTGTCATATATCCCATTCTGAACTCTATATTCTGAGTTCTCTTGTCTAGTACTCATACAATCAGCCCAATGGATAATGTATGGTAAATCTGTTTTAAGCTGGAAATCTTCGTTGTAAGATATCCAATATTTTTTAGTTGCTTCATTGTACAACCCATCAGCCATCATAATACCCAATTGTTCTTTCTGAGTATATGTGATTCCATATTTGTTAAGTAACCAAAATGCTCTATCGGTTACATCAAAGTATTGTAACTTTGGATTATGTGTAAAGAATTCTTTTTTATTCTTCTGATGCCACTCTGAAGTTTGTGGTATATAATATGGTTCTACACCATCACCTAACTTACCTAAGTCGTGATGAAATGCAGCAAAGAATAGTTCTTCATCTGTAAAGTTTACATATCCTCCACCTTCTTCAAATAACTTTTTCATTTTATGTGCGTTTCTAGCTACATTCATTATGTGGTCTATATAACCACCAACATAAGCATTGTGAAAGTTTAATTTACCACTAGCAGGTGCAACTACTAATTCTTGTCCTAATTCTGATTCAGAATACATATGGAGTAACTTTTCTAATCTCTCACCTTTAAATACCTTCTTTAGTGCATCTATGAATTTATCATAGTTATTACTTAATTGTTCTGCTGTATAGTTTTTCATTTTTTATAAATTGATTTACGAGTTAATGTTTTATATAATACTTCTATTTCTTCTTCCGTTGTACATTGTCCTAATCCGTTACAATCTAATAACTGTACAACGAAACAACCCTTTTCAATACCTCTTATATTATCTTTATTTGTTGTTGATATAAGTTGTAATCCATAAAGGTCTCTACTTTCTTTTGGTAAGTTAAGAGTGTACTGATATATTTCTTCCATTTCATTATCAGTATCAAACTCCTTTTTCCAACCTTGCTTTTTAAATGTTTCCTCTGTTATTGGTGTTTGAGGAAATTGAACAGGTCCTTTCATCATTCTAAAACAAATCTTATAGTTTTACTTACTAAGTGTTCTCTTATTGTACCTGTTAATATAAGTGTATCACCTACCATTGTTTGTACAGGTGCGATTACATTCATTACTTCACCATCGGTTACATAGGAACAACAATTAGTTACTGAAACTATATTATCATCAAAGTTCCAATATAAATTACTTTCCCATTCTACTTTCATTGGTTCATCCCAATGAAGTGTATTACCAACTGTACCACTTATTGTGTGTATAGTTTGATTAGTACTATCGTTTAATTGTAATCGATAGTATCCATTATTATCCATTGGTAATCTACCATCTAATTCTAATGTAGGTTCAATTGCAATAATATCATCCGTTACATCACAAGATAATAATAGTAATCCTACAATAAATAATCTAATATACTTTTCCATGTCGGAAATTCATTTGGTTTGTTATCGTTTTCCCAATCGTTACCGAATCTCAAAAGTTTACCTTTGAAATCACCAGCACCATTCTTCAATCTATCATCGATTAGGTAATCACCCAATAGGTGACCTTTGTGGTGAGTAGTAACAATTTTTTTGTGGAACATATGAGGAAAGTAATCCTCTATCCAATATCTTTTATCGGTGAGTGATTGTGGATTACCCCAAGGTGCTGAGGTAGCTATGAATATATCATACTTACCACTATTGTGTAGTTTCTTAATAGCATCAATAGCCCCATCTATTGGAGGTGGGTTTCTAAAGATACCTGGTATGTGGTCAGGACAACCTTTGAATTTATTTTTTAAGTGTGGATGTACATCTAAGAAGTTAGTGATAGCTTTATTGAAATCAACTAACACACCATCCATATCTATATAAAGTATTTTTTTGTTCAAATTTTTAATTTTAGTATTAATATTATCACTCATTTACATAGTAAATATACGAAAAATATTTCATATATCCAAATTTTTTAGTAAGTTTTTTTAGTAAATTTTACTTACAATGGGCTCTGAATCCTATGATTGGTTTATGATTAACTTTATCAATTATGGTTTTTAACATAATTGCTCTGTTATCAATCATACCTTTTGTAAGTTCTAAGGTTTCTAAATCATATTCGTTTGCTATCCAATCTTTAAACAGATAGGTAAGTAGATTTGATTTTAATTTTGATATCATATTATTGAATTGTTATTATTTGGAAAGGGTCAATTATTGCGTTATTCCATTCTTTACTTATTGGTAAGAAGGTCGGAGCACTTATACCGATACATCCGTTCAGTTCAAGTTCAGGCATATCATCATATTTACCAATACTTGTTACTATTCCTGGTAGTAATCTACCATATTTATCTTTCCAGGTTATTTTATCATTTACTTTTACATTCATATCTTAATTATTTACATAGTAAATATACGAAAAATATTTGACGTGCACAAGCTTTTTCGTACTTTTTTTTTAATTTTTTTTAGAAATCACCATCGGCAACTTGGAAACAAGTAATACCATTATTCCTCCACATATCAACAACTTTCTTTCTATCATCAAATGTACACAATACATTATCTTTACCTATGTTATCTAACCATAATTGTTTGAGAACATCATCAGGTGTGAAATCTTTTAAAGGTCTCATAACAAGAACATTATGTGGTACTTTGTTTGAATCTAACCACTTTTTGGTTGCATCCCAAGTACTTACACTTCTACCACTAAGTATTTGAATTCTGTATCCATTAGTGTGTAGGGTTTGTGCCATTTTGATTACAGGTAGGTTGGGTTTATCCATACTGATATTCTTTGGGTCAAAGAATTTATCCCAATTTAATTTACCATTAGGTTTAGTACAGAACTTTCTCCTATCATCGATAAGAGCTAGTGTACCATCTAAATCAAAAATTACTATTTTACTTTTTAAGGTCATCTATTTGTTTTTGTAATGATTTAATTTTTCTATCTCTACTAAGTAGATACTTAACTAAAGTATCTTTGTGAGTTATTTGGTATATTGACTTCATATCTTAATTATTTACATAGTAAATATACGAAAAATACCCGAGAAAAACAAGGAAAAAGTGAATTATTTTTTACAGTAATGGCTTACTACCTTCCTGTCTTAATTTGTGTTTTGGATGTAAATGTTTCAATATTAATTCGTTATCTAATCCCAAATCTAAACTATTTAATACTTTTGTTTTTACATCTACATCAGTAGAATATAAATCTTCGTAATATGTGATTGGGATATTATAGTTATCAGATAAAATTTTTAATGTTTCTTTTTGTACATTTAATAAATCCTTCCATCCACCCCTTTCAACACCCTCTTTAATTTCATGTGTTATTTCATCTGAATACCATTGTTTAAATCCATATGTTTCAATAGAACCTGTTTCCTTTCTTACATTGATTTTGTGTATCAGATTACAATAACTTTCCCAATGCTCATTATAGTTTCTTCTATCTAAGAAAATTATTTTATCAAACATTGTTGAAAGATGATTGAAGTGTTCTATAATAGATAACATATTATATCCATCTTTCCTAAATGATTTGGGCATTTGATGTACTAATGTTTTTAAACAAAAGTTGGGATTATCGTTTATAGTTTGTTGTATATCTTTTTTTTCTAAATAATAATCACCCGATTCTGTATTAAATGGTTCACTATATCCAAAAAGTAGTTGTTCTTTAATAGCAAAGAATAAAGATGTTGTTCCACTTCTTGGTGTACCAAATATTAGAATATTCATTATGAATAGTTTTGTAATAATCTTAGTATCTCATCTAAAGATTCGTGTCTATGATTATCCATTAGAGTTACCGCATAAACAAATTTAGATTCTTTAACCTTTGGTACTTCGTGTATAGCTGAATCATTTGGAAACTTTAAATCAATCTGTTGTGGGTCTCCAGTTAGAATCATTGTAGAACCCTTACCCAATCTACCCAATACCATTCCAAGTTGTTGTTTAGTTAGGTTCTGAAACTCATCTACGATTACACATGCGTTATCAAAGGTTCTTCCTCTAAAGTGAGATAGTGATACCAATTCTATGTTCTCATCAGATTCCATCTTTTGAAGAATCATTGGTTTATTATAAACCTTTCTCATATTAGAACGAATAGGAACTAACCAAGGCTCCATCTTTTCATCCAATGAACCTGGTAAGTATCCATTATCTTCGTTTGATACTGTTGGTCTTGTTATGATGATTTGATTTATCTTACGAGTAAAAAACATATCTAATGCTATTTGTACTGCTAATAGTGTTTTACCACTACCAGCTTTACCCATTACAAAATTGTATGGATGATATAACACCGCTGTCTTTGCGGACTTTTGTTCATTTGATAATACTATATCAAATTTTACTTTACCCTTTGGGGGATTTTTACTAATATTCTCTGCCATAATCCTCTATAAAATTATATCGCTCTCCACCTAATTTATGACAAATTACTATGGGAGCTTTGTTCCAATTATCCATATAACCATACAACCATTCTTTTTTAGAAAATAAAT